TATTCTAATGGTGATACCTTGCTATGGAACCCTGTACCAGACCCTAATGATAACTGGTCAGACGTAACAGACCCGAATACAATCTGGACAGAAGAAACAGACCCAACCTCTGTATGGACTAAAATTGATTACCCAAACTAATAACTTTAAAGCCGATGGAGGCTTGCACATGAAACATGATAGCGATATGAACTTAGGACTTAAAAACATTTGGAATATAAAATGTTTCGACTCCGAAGGCAATTTAAAATGGGACGTAACTAAAAAGAACTTAGTCGTTACGGAAGGTCTTAACCATGTACTGTCTAGTACTTTTGATGGTGCTACACAAATTACTGCATGGTATGTAGGGTTAAAGAATGCAGGTTCTGTAGCGGCAGGTGACACTATGGCATCTCACGCAGGGTGGACTGAGAATGTTACCTACAGTCAAGCCGCTAGACAAACGCTTACATTAGGTACAGCGGCGGCAGGAAGTATTGATAACTCTGCTAGTAAGGCTAATTACTCTATTAACGGTACGGCTACTATTGCAGGAGCATTTATTACTAGCGATAATACTAAGTCAGGAACGTCAGGCACAATTTACGGGGCTGTTGATTTTGGTTCTGCACGATCAGTTATCTCTGGTGACACTCTTGAGGTTACCGTAACATTAACAGCGGCTAGTGCGTAATGGCTTTAGAAACTGCTAGTTGGATAACACAATTAGTACAGGCTAATCCTGTAGATGGTGATCCTGTAGGTGAAGGTGATGACCATCTTAGAATGATAAAGACTGTTCTTAAGAATAGTTTTCCGTCATCGTCTACTACTGCTGTTATTCCCAACGTATCAAGTCAATCAGGCAAGTATCTAACTACCGACGGTACAGATACTTCTTGGGGAGAAGTTAATGCCGGGGCTACAGGTGGCGGTTCTGATGAAATTTTTTGGGAGAACGGTCAAAACGTAACAACAAATTATACTGTTTCCGCTAGTACAAACTCTATGAGCGCAGGGCCAATTACTATAAATTCTGGAGTTACGGTCACAGTTCCTAGCGGATCAAGTTGGATGGTTATATGAAACAATTAAAGGAGATGCTTTAGATGGGTAATTTAAAAGTTGACGCTATGGAAGCAAGCACAGCAGGGGGAACTGTTGCTGTATCTGCTACATCAGGAAACATCACTACGCTTACGTCTTCAGCAAGCATTACTATTGCAATGTCAGACAGTAATAATTACAAGGTTACGTTAGCGCATAACGCTACGTTTAATAACCCAACCAGTATTACGGCAGGTCAAACAGGCGCTATCTTTATTACACAAGATGGTACTGGATCACGAACAGCCTCTTGGGGTTCTTACTGGGACTTTACTGGAGGCACTGCACCTACGTTATCTACGACAGCGGGAGCGGTAGATCGTATTGATTACGTTGTTCTTGACAGCACTAACATTCAAGCGGTAGCAACCCTAGACTATTCATGAGCGGATTAACTGGTAACAATATACTTGGTGGAGCATCTGCTCAAACTAGTGGGTATGATATATCAAACTCATTAATGTTTGACCAAAATGACACCTCAAAGTTAAATCGAACCGCCACTAGTGTAGGGGATCGCAGGACTTGGACTTGGAGCGCTTGGCTTAAGCGTGGATATTTAAACCCAAGTAATCAACACTGGTTTTTTAGTAGCGCTGACTCAAGTGAAAGACAATCTATGGCTTTTCTTGTGGATCAAATTTATTTTGAGCATACGAATGGCACTAGCAATGCTCATCTAATAAGTAATCGCTTCTTTAGAGATGTAAGCGCTTGGTATCACGTTGTTGTGGTATGGGATACAACGCAAACAACAGCATCTGATAGAGTAAAAATTTATGTAAATGGAGAACAACTTGCTGGCTTTACTGGTGGGTCAGGTGGTACGGGTGGATACCCATCCTTAAATCAAGAAGGAGAAATTAACAATACTTCTGGAGTGTATATTGGAAGCCTAAACACTTATGCAGGTTATTATTATGAAGGGTATATGTCCGAAGTAAACTTTGTAGACGGACAAGCATTAACGCCATCAGATTTTGGAGAAACAAGTGCAAGCACAAATCAATGGGTTGCCAAAAAATATGTAGGGGCATATGGCACTAACGGTTTTTATTTAAACTTTGATGACTCTTCTTCTATAGGAAATGACTCCAGTGGTAATGGCAATAATTTTACCGCTAATAATCTGGTTGCCGCTGACGTAAAAACTGATACGCCAACAAATAATTTTGCCACGTTGAACCCAGAAACGCCAGATGTAGGAACAAATTCAGGCGCTCCTACATACACTCCTGCTTACCGTAATGGTAATCTAATGATAACCAACCCTCCTTCAAATAGTGCTTCTACTATTGTTATTCCTAAAACTGGAAAATGGTATGCAGAATTCAAAGTAACAGGAACAAGTGGTGGCCCTGCGGCGGGAATAAAAAATATTGACAATCTTCTGGAGCCTTCAATTTCTCCACTTTTTGCCTCTTATAGAATATATGCATACACTCCTAATAGTGCCCACGTTGCAGGCAAAGACATTAACAATGTAGACACAGCACTTGCAAGTCTAACTTTTAATGGAGGAGGCCCATACGAATGGGCATTTGCTTATGATGCTGACAATGGAGAGTTAAAATATTATTATAATGGAACTCTTGTTGCTACAGAGAGCAGCGTAGATACTTCATATGATTATGTATTTTTTATCAAAAACACTTGGAATACTGGTGGAGGAACCTACTATGCAAACTTTGGTCAAGACTCTACTATGCATGGTACCATCACTGGTGGATCGTATACAGATGCCAATGGTTATGGTGAATTCAAATATGAACCACCCGCAGATCATTTAGCATTATGCACTGCCAACCTTCCTGATCCTGCAATTGCTTTGCCTAAAGAACATTTTAATACAAAATTGTATACGGCAAACCAGTCAACCAATGCTATTACAGGTGTTGGATTTCAACCAGATTTTACTTGGATTAAAAACAGGACTAATGCTCAAAATAATGCTCTATTTGATTCTGTAAGAGGCGTTAATAAGCAACTTAGATCAGATACTGATGGCGCCGAATTAACTGCTTACAGCGATACATTAACTTCATTTGATTCTGATGGATTTACTTTGGGTGCGGATGCTTCTGTTGGTGATGTCAATCATTCGACGGGAAACAGTATGGTCTCATGGAATTGGAAAGCGGGAGGAACAGCAGTCTCTAACACTGACGGCACAATTACCAGTTCAGTAAGTGCTAACCCTACAGCGGGTTTTTCTATTGCCACATACACTGGGACAGGAAGTGCAGACACTATTGGTCATGGATTAAGTAAAGCGCCAGAATTGGCGTTCTTTAAAAAGAGAGCAAGTAATGGTAGTGACCCCGCTAGGGGATGGCCTACTTGGGCAGACTATTTTACAGACTCAGGTGGGTATAAATATGCTATGTTGCTTAATCAAACTAATGGTGAGTTTGCGGCATTCAACAATACTCAACCAACCTCAAGTGTGTATACATTAACAGCAGGTTATCAAGAGCAAAATTATAGTGGAGATACATATGTTGCATACTTTTTCCATTCAGTCGATGGCTACAGCAGAGTAGGCTTTCATAGAGGTAATGGAAGTGCAGATGGAAATTATATTTACACTAATTTTTCACCTGAATGTCTACTAGTAAAACAAATAAACTCTACTGGAAATTGGATTAGGTGGGATGTTAAGCGATCCGAATTTAATGTAATGGACGATTACCTGCTAGCAAATACAACAGATATAGATAGAGCAAATTCTGCTGTCAGTGTAGATTTTTTATCAAATGGATTTAAGTGGAGAACTTCAGACAACGATATGAATGGGGCAGGAGATACATACATTTATTTAGCCTTTGCCGAATCACCATCCAAATATTCTAACGGGAGATAACAATGTGGTATAAAGAAACAATAGGGATCATTAATACCCCAAGACCTATAAGCATAGATGGTGTACAGCATCCCGCTAATATATTTACGCTATGGACTAAAGAAGAATTAAAATCTTTAGATATATATCCTGCTAGGGTAGAGAGTATTGATAGCCAGTATTACACGCCGGGATTACAAACATCTGAAATAGTCGATGGAGAATATGTAATTTCTTATGAGGCTGTTGAAAAAGATGTTGAAGAATTAAAAAATAATATCATTAAAAGAATTAAGGGAAATACAGCCAACTTGCTTACCCCTTCTGACTGGATGATTATAAGATCAATTGACGAAGAAAATGATGTTCCTTCTGAATGGACAACATATCGAAATGATGTTAGGGCTTACGGCAATACTCTTGAAAAAGGGGTTGAAGCATTTGCATCTCTGGAAGCGGTTCGTAACTTTCAACATTACGAAGTTCAAGAAGAAAGATATGTTCCAGTTGTTAGTGATACAGGGGTTCAAACTGCAGGATCAGAAACTGAAATAGTTACTAGAGTAGTTGATAAAACGTATTGGGGTTGGCCTACATCACCAGATGCAAAGGTTGATGAATATCACGTTAGGTACATATAATGGCATTAGAAAGCGCAAGTTTTATTAGCGGGTTGGTAGACACTAACCCCACAGGTACAGATGCAATTAGTCAGGGTGACGATCACCTTAGATTAATTAAGTCTGTTTTACAGGGTACATTTCCTAACGCATATGAAGCCATTAACGGTATTCATACAGGAACAACAGCACCTACATCTACGTCAGCAGGACAACTCTGGTTTGATACTTCTACTGATTTAGTTAAGGTTAGGAATACTGCTAACTCTGATTGGGAGGTTGTGTCTGCTGTAGCAAACAGTGTCACACTTTTGAACAGGCAGTTTTATACAGGCACTAGCACATCAACCGTTAGAGCGTCTACACCTACTTTAACTGATATGTCTATATCTTACACAAAACTAAATGCTTCGTCTAAACTTGCTGTAACTTGGAGATGCGATTGTGAGGTTGCTTCCAGTTTTGGAACGCCTAGCCCAAGCGAAGGGAACTTGGTATCTTTGTATGTTGATGCCGCCGCAACAGGCGTAACTCCTTCTGGGGCAATTCTTATGCAATACTTTGATGATGACTTAGCGGCAGGTAGTCATGCAGGTGGAACAAGTGTTATGCGTGGAATGGGTAGCCATACTTGGGAGATTACAGGTCTTGCCGCAGGAGCAAGAACAATAGCAATATATGGACAAAACCAGTATCCTCTTGATGGTTGGGCAGGGTATGCACAGTATGAATTTATTGTAGAGGAATGGTTATGATTTTATCAGCAGGATTTATTAGTGACTGTCTTATTCAGTTAACACCCAATTCAGGGTTTATGATAAACGCAAATGAATTTGAACCTACAGAGGAGAATTACGACAGCCACGTTATCTATAACAACCCGCCTGACAAACCTGCTTATAACAGGTTTTTAGGTTACGTTCCAGATGTTCAATGGGCAAGCGTAAGAGTTGACCAAAAGTATAAACTAGAAGATTGTGATTGGACTGTACTGTCAGATGTTCCTATGGTAGAAAGCCTAAGAGATGAGTGGAAAGTTTACAGACAAGAGTTAAGAGATATTACAACTCAGTCTGATCCATTTAACATTACATGGCCCACGCCACCAGAATAAATGCCACTAATACCTTTTGATAACGTAGGCTCTATAGGAATAATTAAGGATACACCTCCTTACAATCTTCCTCAAGGTGCATGGTCTGACGGAAACAATGTAAGATTCCTTGATAACGGCGTAAAGAAAGTCGCAGGTTATAAGGAAGTGATGGCTACTTGTCCGTTTGCTCCATACTACATTCATCCATATTTAACATCTTCAGGCTTATACTATTGGATAGCCTATGGTGCTACTGCTATAGCAGTTTATACTGGTACTATTTGGGTAGATGTAACAAGAGCCTCTGGAGCGTACGGTGCTAATACATCCAGTAGAAGATGGACTGCTACAAACCTTAATGGTCTGGTAGTTGCTACTAATGGATTTGATGAGCCACAGATGTGGCCTTTATCTTCAGGGATACCTAGCACTGGAACGCCTTTTATTGCTTTATCTAACTGGCCTAACTCTGCTTACTCTTGCAAATCTATCAGATCGTTTAAAACATTTCTGGTAGGTCTTAATTGGAACAGGGCTAACCCAGAGCCAAGATTAGTTAAATGGTCTACTGAAGCCTCTTATGGCGCGGCTCCTTCTACATGGGATGAGACTGACGCTACACTAGATGCAGGTGAGTACGAACTATCTGATACGCCCGGTGACATTGTAGACGGACTACCACTAGGTGACTCATTCTTAATATACAAAGAAGATTCTATTTATATTATGAACTATGTAGGAACTCCCTACATATTTTCTTTTAAACTTCTTAGTCCTACTGTTGGCGCATTATCTAAAGAGGCTATCAAAGAGTTTGATGGTGGTCATTTCTTTATTGGTAACAGTGATTGCTACATATGTAATGGTCAAACTGTAACACCCCTACTACCTAACAAAGTGCGTAGAGCAATGTTTGAGGATTTGTCTGGCGATAACTATCAAAAATGTTTTGTTGCCGCAGACTATGTTCGCAATGAAATGCTTGCTTGCTTTCCTAGTTCTGCCAGTGATGTAGTAGACAAAGCCCTTATATGGAACTGGAAAGATAACACTTTCTCATTTAGGGATTTACCAGATACCTCTTATATACATGATGGCATTATAGATATAACAGCAGGTGCTACATGGGACGCTAGTTCAGAGTATTGGGATACTGGCACTGGTCATTGGGGTGAGCGTAACTACGACAATGTTAAAAAGAATCTAGTATTCTGCGACGTAACCAATACTAAAATATTTCGTGATAGTTTTGGTAACACCAAAGACGGTACTAACATGATATCGTATATAGAACGTACAGGTCTTGATTTAAATGACCCACAGTCTGTTAAGTTTGTATCTGCTGTATATCCTCAAATTGAAGTTAGTGGCGACAACACTGTTAATGTTTATGTTGGTAGACAAATAAGCACAGAGCAAGGTATAACATGGGAAGGCCCAGTAGCGTTTAATCCTAACAGTCAATCTAAAGTATCATGCCGTATAAGCGGCAAGTATTTTGGCGTAAAAGTAGAATCTACTAGCGATATAGATTGGAAACTGCATGGTGTAGCATTTGAGGTACAGCAACGTGGACAACGAGGTTTAAGAAAATATGGCTAATGCTCCAGTTAAAAACATTAAGTCAGTAAATAGATGGACTCCTAACCCTGCTCCAGTAAATAATGAAAACTTATCTGATTATTTGTTTAGTGAATTAAACCGACTTTCAGATATTATTTTTAACCTTGATGTAATGCGACTAGAACAAACTAACATAAACCCTGCTAATACTACAATAGCAAGTGGTAGGGGTAAACCTAGAGATGGTGATATAAGATATGCGGATGGTACGAATTGGAATCCCGGCAGTGGTATTGGCATCTATGCTTACATTGGGGGTAGTTGGACTAAACTCTAATTTGTATGCAGACTATAAGTCTACATTCTTAATAGAAAGAAATAAGTACAGCACATTAGATTGGCTGTCAGATGAAAGCAGTAATCACTGGCGTGACATAGTTATAGAGAAGTTAAACGCTAATGGCGACACACACGCTGATGTGATGGCTAGAAGTTATGACTCTTCGTTTAAAGAGGTAAGCAGTGTTAATAGAGTTGCTTGGCGTGATCGTCTTAATAAGTTGCGTAATAAGAATCTGGCTCCTGTAATGTGGCTTATATCTGATGACAGTCCACAAGCCTACAAGCAAGGACTGCAGAATCAGATAGACTATCAAAACCAAGTAGTAGATGCAGTAGATGATCTTGTTAGTCATTACGTTGTATGCCTTGAGTGTGATGAGTATTACTCAGCACAAGAAGTAAACGTACTAATACAGAACCTTAGAGACAAGGGTGTTAACAAACCTATTGGTGTACACCTAACCCCCGGAGTCAAACCTGAATACTATGCTCAAGCAGACGTTATCTATTTGCAAACTGGTTTTAACCTGAGTGAGTCACAGTTCAGAAAAAGCATTGAAGAAGCACTTCGGCTTGGTAAGCCCGTTGTCGTATCTGAGTACAACCTCAACGGAACGAGTGCGTTGGCAAAGAGGTATGGAGACATTGCTTGCTCGTACAAGGGAGTTGTGGGAACTGGAAACGGAAGGGGATCAGCAACCTGCGAAACAATGCAGTGGGACAGAGGACAAACAACTAAGTCCGAATGGGACAGATGGGAAGACTTCGTAAAAAAGAACGATGATGAGTTATATGTATTTGCATTAGCACTGGTTACAGTTAGTGCGGCTAACTTAATTAACCTACCATTTATGGCTACGTTTAACTACGCTACAGAAAACTATTACGAGTTGATGATGGTTAGACCTGTTACAGAAACCATAGATACTGGCGTAACAGTTCGTAATGATGGCAAAGTAATGGTCTTTGGAAACTGGAGATTTAAATAATGAAAGGAATTAACTATGTGTAGTGGAGGAATATTTGGTGGTGGAAATGCTTGGATGCAAAATCATAAAGGCATACTAGATCACGCTCAAAATTTACATTACGATCACTATCTACAGAGTATAGGCAAGTCTTTGCCTAGCGCAGTTGATCCTAATAATTATACTCAAGAAGAAAAAGAATCATGGATATCTGCCATGAATGATTTTAACTCTTGGAAAGCAAGGAATGTGCCATTAGAAGAGTCTGGTAAAGCATGGTGGCAAACTTATCCTGCGGCTAACCCTCCGGGTGGCGGCTCTCCTCCCAGTGGTGGCGGTTCTCCTCCTCCCGGTGGTGGCAATAACCCTCCTCCCGGCCCACCAGATAGAGGGCCATACCCTAAACCTAATAAATATTTTCCTCTCCTTACTACTGAATACACTAGACCTGCCGCTAGAAATTTTGGAAGGTATATGCAAGATGGAAATCCATTTAGCATCTATGATGGACTTTTGTATCAACCTTGGTCAGCAAAATATGCACAGAAGTATGGATTAAAGAAAGGAATATCACAGTATCAACCTAACATTTTTGGTGTTGGGGATGTTGTATACAAGTCTCCTCCTTTTGGGGCTTTAAACATTACACCTCCAGAAGAACTATTTGGTAATGAAGAAGAAGAAGAAGAGGAAAACGATGACTCAAACCAAGGTGGCAATGGAGGCCCGGGCGCTCCTCATGGGGGAACTCAACCGGGAGGCGCACCTTCAGGTGGACATCATGGTGTTAACGACTAAAGGATAAAATATGATTCGTCCTGCTGAAACAAAGGACATAAACAAAGTTGTAGCGTTAGCCAAAGAGATGCACTTAGAAGGTTTGTACAAAGATATACCCTTCGATACCCAAAAGTTTGTTAGTACCGTGTCATACTGTATGAGTCATGGCTACGCTTGGGTAGGAGAAAAAGATGGTGTTGTCATAGCAGGTATGTTAGCCACTATAGGTGAATACTTTTTTTCTAACGCAAAGATAACAGATGATTTAGGTTTGTTTGTAAGTAAAGATCATCGTAAGACAAGGCTTGCTCTACTGCTGTTAAAGGAATATGTTGCTTGGGGTAAACGAATGGGCGCAAGTGAAATAACTATGGGTTCTACTAATGGACACCAAGGATCAGGGCTAAAGAAGTTTCTAGAGAACAGTCTTGGATTTAAACATATTGGCGAAATATACAAATTGAGGAATTAAATA